ACCATTTTTTACCTCATACTTTTTCTATCTGGAATACACCATCATTTATTTCTAAATTGTAAACATCGCCATTTGATTTGTCAATTAAATATAAATTTTCTGTGTATTGAACACCGTTATCAATAACACGCAAATCTGTTATAACTGAATCAGGTATTGATGTTACTGTTTTACCAACAAAAACTCTACCTAATAATACATAAGTATCAATATTGAACGAAGGTGGTCTAGCGTCTGATGGGTCTTGTCGAGCGCTACCATCTAGCACACTAACAGTTCCACTATTATCTACAACAACTAAATCTATTCTATCATCAGTCGCATCTGCTGTATCTATTACTTCATTAGTGCCAGTTACATCAACTGCGACACTACCGAAGAAAACTGTACCACTACTAACATCAACACTCATGTTAGCGCCTGCAGATTTTTCTGTAACTTCGCAACCGCTACTTATGAATCTTCTTTTGCAATGTGCGAACGCAGTCATCTGGTCGTGATATATCCGTTCACTATTTGTTATATTCATTCCTGTTGCCATCTTTTACCTCATACATAACTTATTGTAAATCTCACAGTCGTTGCTGTGTTTCCTTTTGTATAATCAATAATCACTCTATCAAACATGTCTCCACTAGAACTTGCGTTGAATAGTGCTGCTTCTTTCCAACTTCCTAAAGCTTCTAACTTACTGAAAGTTGCAGAAAATATTACTGATTCAGCTGTTACAGTTTTAGTCGAAATTTGGTTTCTATCAACTTCAACACCTAAAGTAGAATCTCCACTTAGTACCGGCGTATCGTCAGTTCCAACACCAACATAATCTACAAAATTATCATCGTTTGATGCTAATCTACTTAACAATAATTCTTTACCATCCTCAACAATTAAATTATCTTTTTCTAATACTTTCTTACCATCTTCAAATATTTCTATTTTACCTTTTAATCTAAATTTATCATACGACATCAGGACCACCTGCTAAACTAACACCTGCTGTAAAGAATCCTTGTTCAGTGGATTCTACCAACACAGCATCACTTAAAGTTAATTCTTCGCTAAAAGAATCACCTGTAATTATAATATTTTTGAATAAATAAATTCCTGCAGCTTTAGTATTATCAACACTATCAGATATAGTAGACGCGCTTGCAATCAATTCGTCAGTATTCAAAACTACATCTAACAAAACTTTCATGAAATCTATTTCGGTTACATTAATTTCTGAGGTAGATATGTCAGTTATATCAGAAACTGCTTGTTTCAATGCGGCAATAGTCCCGCCCCCTATATACGAAGAAATAAACGTTTTAATTCTAGCTCTGTAAGAAGCATCAACTTCATCACTTTTTCGTAACAAAGTAAACAATTTCCCTATATCATCCAAATATTGTGCTTGAGCAGTATCAATTTGAATTTCAGATTTCAAACTATCAATATTATCATTGAAAGTTTCTAAAGATAAAGATAAAGAATAAATAAAATTATAAATATTCTTACCTTCTGATTTATCCATATACTCAGGCAAATTATCCAATAGTTCATATAATATTGATTTTGTCATTAAGATTCGCTTAGTGTTATAGTTCCAATCGCAGCAACTTCGTCTGTGTCTATTGTTGTATCACTTGCAGGAGTTGATATGCTTGAATTTTTAACGCCTTCTATATCCATTATCACATCATACAATTTCGCAATATAGACATCTTCACCAATATCTAACGATGATATATGAGTTCGTAATGCGTCCTCTACATTACTTTCTACAGTTGCATAAGTATAATCATCTTCCAAAGTTAAAGTTGCTGTAACGTTAGCAGTAACGCCTGTAGGTTCAATTACAGTCACTGTTATACCAGCCGCTTTAGTATCAGTTATTGCTGTGTCAATATCTGTCAATACTGAAGTAGGGACAGGTGATTCTACACCAGCAACAAAAACTTCGACATGTCCTAACCAATTATATGAATAATCGACACTAATATTAGTCGCGTCATCAGGTACAGTTCCAGTACCTTGAAATTCTAATTGGCTTAATGTAGTACCATTTGAATCTGTCTTTGAAGTGTAATCTGTGCCGAAAATAAAAGCGTATGTAGTAGATCCAGCAGTCCCAGAAACTGTTATGTTAGTAGGTGAGGTTGCATTATCCAAATATAAAACTTCATTGTTCAAATCGTAAGTATCAGTACCTGTAGCATAAAGATGAATTTCTGAAGTTTGGGTTTCTAGAGGTAAATCATTAACAGTTACACTTTTGACTCCTGTAACACCGAGAACGGCTTGTTCAATTGCACTTACTGTCGCGTTACCTAATAAATCAGTCGCACCTAAAATTCTAACTCGTAATTCATCATCAGTTTCAAGGTCGACACCGTTTGTGAAAGGCGAATAATTATTAATCGAGTTTATGCTCGCAACATTAGAAACTTGGAAAACTATTTTATTTTTACCCACATTATAATCTTCACCTACGAATTCAGCATTACATAAAACTTCAGTTGATAACGGACTATAATCAACAAGAAAATCTGAAGCATTATCAGGTTTATTGCCGTCATCAGTCCATCTAACTACATCACCTTCATAATTTGAAGTGGTAGAAAAGAACCAGTAATCCATTTTAATATCGCCTAGAGTGATTGTATCTGTTGTATTATTAGTTAATATGTCTACTCTGAGATAATTAATAGCACTTACTGCAGGTGTACCGTTTGTTATCATTGTAGAATCGCTAGTTGCGAATTGATATAAACCCCAACCGATACTTAATTCACTTCGATTTAATTTGAATTGATACGAATTAGTTACACTACCGTTGGATGATTCATATATATTAATATAATTAACTTTCGCGATAGTTGCGGCATCTTCAAAATAAAGATATATCATCAATTTTTTACTTAATCCACTAACAGAAGCACCCAAAGTTTTTGAATATGTTGCTTGAACTGAAGTGGTCAAATTTTTACCAAGATTAAGAGAATATGTACCTTGTTTTTTGTTAGTCGAAGTTGTTTCAGTTTGAGCTGCATTACTTTCAGTCCAATCCGCAGTTTCGCATGTATCCACAGAAACAATATCGTCAACATCGACAACGAAAGAATCGAAATCTTCTTCTATATTATAATCATTATAAACATTAAAATCGCTTGTAACACCACCACTAAGACCTGTTATAGTAACAGCGCTACTATCAGAAATAAATCTTTGAGCTAATTTATAATCATATAACCCTGAAGCGAATTTCTGTGATTCGTCAGATATTGTGGAATAAAAAGTAGTTGCTGAAGAAGTTACAAACCTATAAACATCATCACCTGTATTAGGTTGAGTGGATACAATAGCGCCACCTGGCACACTAAAATCCGAAGTCGGAGCAGTTGTACGACTGAAAGTTACATAACCTAAAGCTTGAGTACCAGTGATACGAGTTGTTCCAACTAACTTACCAATTTGTTCTAAATCAGTACCAGTCGAAGTATCAACACGAGTACCTTCATACACTGTGTTAAGGTCATCATATAATTCTTCTAATTCTAAAGCTAATGCTTCTATAAATTCTCTTAATACGCTACCTACATTAGCGTCAGTAACACCGTCAACATTCTCGACAACGTTAAGAATCATTGTATCAATTATTTCGTCTATATCTTTTATTTCGAAACTCATTTCTATTCACCTGTGATAAAATAATCATATACTAAATTGAGCGGTTCAATTGCATCACTATCAATTGGTTTAACTATAATCGTAAACTCGATAATTTGTTTATTACTACCAAATTTAAACTTAGGTGTTATCCGTATTATTTCTTCAATACGCGGTTCTTGTAATAAAGCTTCTCTAACATATTGTTTACCTTCACCTAGTAATAATCCATCACCAGCTCGACCAATCAACAAATTCAATTGACTTCCATAGTTCGGGTGTAACGATAATTCACCTTGATATGTTCGCAATCTATTAACAATAGCTTGTTTCAAGTTATCATAATATTTCACAGTTTGAACATCATTATTATAATTAAAAACTAGGTTAAGATTTTCATCAATAACAAAATCTTTACCCATCTTCATTTCAGCTATAGTTGTCATTTTACAATTTTTATTTATGCATCTTCTAAACTTTTAATTCTCGTTTTGAGTTCGTTAATTTCTAGAGATAATTCTTGAATCGCATTAACTAATACTGGAGTTATTTTAGCGTATGCAATGCCTTTATTCCCTGCATCGTCAGTTGATATTATTTCAGGTAATATATTTTCGACATCTTGTGCAATGAAACCAATCTGTGTATTATCGTCATTGATAACGTTATAATATACACCATCAATCAACATTACTTTATCTTTAGCTGAATCTATTTTAACAATATTTTCTTTAAACCTTTCATCAGATGAAGCTTGCCATGCACCTGTT